CCTATTATTTATATCAAACTTAGACCACTCCTCAATTGTTCGTGTAAAGTACATCGAACCCATCTCGTCAGAATCTCTATATGTACCCTCTAAATCAAGCCCTACATACTTCTCAATATACGACTCAATTGCCGATGCGTGAGACTGCTTAACGTCTTCAGAAGAGTTAGGAATACCTCCAAGCTCTTTCTCTGTCTTAGAGAGGTTGTTATAGTGCTTATCTGGCCTATTCATAGAAAATCCTCTATAACCTCTGTTCTTGAAATGATATAGTAGCCTAGGCTTATTATTCTCAACCAGGATAGGCATACCATAGAATACACACGCCATCAAAACCTCTTCGAAGAATATCTCTGCCGTCTGTGGCCTTGCAATGTACTCCAAGAAGAAATGATTGCTTGGAGCATTATCCATATTAAACTTCGTAAGACCGTGAAGAGATCCGTTCGAACCTCCGCCTCCTACAGTACCTGATATATCATAAGGGTCACATCCAAATGCACCGATATGGTCATTCCCAGGATACTTCATTCCATTCTTATTAATAATCGCGTTCTGTAAGTTACGTTCTGGTATCCACGAAACATTAAACCTGCCCCTTGGATCTGGAGTCCATACCACCTTGGTGTCCTTTTCTCCGTTTAACCAGCTAAATGAACCTCTAGTAAGTACTCTGTCTTTTATTAGAGAGTCGTTATAGTCGATCTGTTGGTATATCTTTGTTAGGTTGAATATTGATGACTTACTCTCATCTCTAAAGGCGTGAGACTCTGTTCTTGAGAACTGTCTATAAAACTCGTTAAGTGCATCAGCATCACTCTTCAATGAAGCAACCTCATTCTCCCAATAGTCAATGGCACCATTAGAGATCATCTGTCCGTCAATACCAAGTACTGGTTTTTCTGGCTTTCTGAATACTGGCATTCCATACATGTCTATATAGCCCTCGAAGTTCCACTCCATTGGTATATACAATGAGTACATACCAGATTTTGTCTGACCATTAGCATTACGTGTGCTTACATTTGATTCTTCGTATAACTTTTTGAAGTTAGCACCTCCCTTTTCAAGTGCGTTAGGTGTTGAACCCATCATACACTTTCCAATAATCTTAGAACCTAATCTAAGACAGGTCTTTGTTACACGCCAGTTATTTAAGATGTTATCTGGCTTAATCCATTTGCCACTCTCGTCATGTACGAGTAGTAGTAATTTCTCACCATCATAACTATTGTCAGCCGTGTTTTTCCAGTCAATTGTAGTATCAAGACCTCTTATATCAGAATCTGCACTTTCGTACATATTCTTCTTGGTAATCTTAGCCGCAGGAACTCTAAACGCAAGTTCTGTCTTTGGTTTATCCATACCATCCTGGATAGGCTTGAAGAAGAATGGGTAATTGCTAATAATAGGAACCACCTTGTTGGTAAACATTGTCTTAGCATCATTACCAGTCTTTGACAGGATTCCAAGCCTTGCATCTTTAGCAAGTGTTCCAGTATTAGATAATTCATTTGATCCCATAAACGAGAATCCAGAACGTCTAATCTTTAGGTATACCATACCAAATGAACGGTTATCAGCCTTACAGGCTTCCCAAAATATAAAGTATATCCTGTTTGCCTCTCGGTAATCTGGAAGTCCAATATCAATCTTTGTCCACTGGAGGTACATATAATGAGATCCTGTGATATAAGTTTTAACGCCATTATTCATAAAGAAAAATCCGTGATCCCTTCTATCAAACTCCCCCTCTATATAGTCAACCCACTCATCCTTAAAATTCTTAGGCATAGTATGCCAGTTGAATATAGTCTTGATATTACTAAGCTCCCTTGGATACTCAGATGGTTGCCAGTACTGGTTCTCTTTCTTGTTGTCTCTTTTATAAACATCGTCTGGGGTTGATGGTAGTGCAATTAATAATCCGCTAACACTATAAATATCTCCAATGGTTCCATCCTTAGATATAACCACCATATCATACTTCTCATTATAGCCGTACTCCCAAGTCTTGCTCTTGTTCTTTACTACAATAACACTCTTAGGTACATGGTCTTGGACTATCCTGTATATACTATTTTGATCTTCTTTCTGCAAATCCTTGTACTTTAGGTTCAGTTTTTACAACGGATTCGTCAACTAGTTTTTCTTGCTCTAGCTCTATCCTATTCAGAATATGAAAGGCATCTTCTATTGCTAAACGTTTTGTAGAAGCAGCATTCTTGAGTTTATCAGCAGACAAATCATCATCACCACCTCTTATTATAGTATCTTCGGCAATTTTAATTAATTCGTCTACTGCCTTATAACCAGCTGCAATAATTCTTTCTTTAATTGATTTTAATTCCATTTTAATGTAATATTTTTAGTAAGCATTCTATATAGCTTCTCATCATTTATATAAAATGGGTACTCACTATTTGGCTCAAACGAAATCTCATTTCCAATACTTAGACCTAGGTCTAGTAACTCTTGATTTATGTACTCTATCGTTCCAATTAAGGGCTCCTCTAATGTGTTCTTATGAATAATCGAGTTCCTTGTTTTTATTGGTTTTACAAAGCAATACTTAGAGTGAGCACTCCATTTATTATCGTGGAAGTACATGAAGAACTGTTCGTTATCTACCATGAATAAATCATCTTTAAGATAACTTGCTCCGCTCTTCTCATTACCCTTCATATCATAGTATAACTTAAATACATTATGATGTACGAGTAATAAGTCTCCTTCCATTATTTCTCCTTTATATCCGATAGGAGTAGATACTACTACGCCTAATCTATTAGATACGGTATGGTCTTCTTGAGATGTACTAACAACTAAATCAATTCCACCTATACTCTTGGTATTATTGTATCGCTTACCATCTAGTGGCTTTACGATGAAGCAGTAAGGAGATTTCATTTAGAAGTTTATATTGTACTCTACAGAGACTGGAATATTAGAATTGAATTCCTTCCATAGAATAGTTTCATTTGATTCATTCTCTATCCATACCTGAAAACTACACTTAGATTCATTAAATAATATAAGATGTATTTTATGAGATCCTCCAAGAACCTCTTGTCCTTGGAGATAACTCATAGCGTTTTTATAGTCTGGTCCTACTGATATTTTACGAATGTCGTTCATTGTATTATTTTAATTAGAAACCCAAACAGTACCGTTGTGAAAAACAGGACATTTTATACTTCCACTACCTACTAATGTTCCTAAGTAAGTTGGAGTTGTAGCATCAGTAACATAAGCAGTGTCTCCTAAAACTCCAGCAGGAAGTGTTGCAACAGTATAACCTGTTAACCTGTCTATAGTATTTTTAGTTATTTTTTCAACTACTCCTGTACTTGTGTTTCTTGTGAGTATGTCGTATGTTCCTGCTGATGTTGTTGGAGCTGTTGAAATACCTACAACTCCATTAAATATAGGGTTGTATTTTTCCCCTCCAAAAAACAAACTACAGCCATAATTTAAAGCTGTTAGCAAATCCCCCTCAATAGCACCAGCATTTGACGTTAACTTTGCTTTTTTCGCATAAATTATAGACGTTGATTCTAAAAAGAAGTCTGTATAATTGCTAGCGTTTGTTGGCCCTATATTTCCATTTATCGTAAACACACCATTTGACTGGTAGCCAAATAAACCAGTAGTTGACAAGACATTCCCGAAACTATAAATTCCAGAACATTGATAAAAATTATAATTACCAAATGTGCAATTTCCAAAAAGGTAATTTCCCGTTGTCAGGGTAAAACTATCGTCTCCGAAAGTTGCATTTCCAAAAGTTGAATTTCCCGTGTTGTTGTAAAACGCACCCTGTCCAAATGAGGTTACTAGTCCTAAATTATCTATAAAAGAACAAGCCGAATTATGTAAAAAACTGGTGCCTACTGTAAAAGCAGTGTTTTGTGGAACAGTGAAACGATAAACACCATTGCTATAAGATTGCTCAGACAATATAGCAGAAGTATAGGATTGTACGTAATTTTTAGCAGTATTTAAATTTGTAAATTTTGTACCAGCTAAATCTACAATTATTATTTTACCATTATTATTATCTTTGTTCGAGCCAATCACTACCCAATCAGAAAAACCAGACGCCATTAAAGTCACAGAACTTCCAATTAAACTTGATAGTAAATACCCCCCCTCAGCAACTGTTTTCCCTCCTACTGTTTGCCCTGTAAAACCTACTATATTAACAGTCCCATCATTTGCAACTTTATTTAACGTTACGGGAACACCAACTGGAATTTCTAAAAATCCTGTGCCAATTTTAGGCAATGTGATAGTAATATTCGAACTATTTTCGCATTGCAAATAACCTAATCTGTCACCTCCTAAATCCGTTGAACCTGTTATTTTTGTTGTTGCTCTTTTCGCCATTAATCGTAAAGGCATCCAAGAATCATTAGCATTTATAGGTGTTCCAACCGTGTAATTAAAATTATTAATTTCTAATGCTTTAAATTGTGGATTTGCACATAAATAAGATTTACTATTAACAATATCATCTATTATACCAAATGATGGAAAATCAGAATAAGGCCTAAAATCACGATAACCACCACTATACTTTAAAGCATTATTTCCATCATTTATACGTGTATCACCTAATTTTAAATAAACATCTATATCATTTGATTCCCAACTACATTGATCTGAATTATAAACTGCAATATGACCTAATGGCGGAGCATCTATCATTGTACCAATCTTATGGGTAATATTAGAACCTCCATCTATATAAAGGTGGTGGTCTGTTACTCCTTCCGTATCTGTATGATATAATCCTATCGCCCCAACCTTACTTGTAGTAGTTCCTGTTAATGCTATATTTACAATTGCTTTGTTTGGATAAGAAGTATTTAAAAAAGCATTGACTTGAGGAGAGTAAAAAGTAACGTGATTTAAAGGTTCGTTACCCTCTGCTTTTAAATGAATTCCTGCACGTCCTTTTTCACAAGTTCCTGTTGCTATAATTATTTTTCCAGTTGTGTTAGTTTGTACTTTGAATTGAGTTTCCGAAACTATCTCTGAAACTGCGTGAACTCTATTTAAAATATCTCCATCAGCTCCAGTAACTCCAACCAATTGAACTAAGTCATTTACGGATAATTCATTAGCTGTTGTTGTGGTAATAGTTGTTGAAGCCCCCACAGTAATAGTTGAAATAGAAGTTGATTTTTCAGAAGTTGTTTTTGGATCTAAGTAAATATAAACTTTACCCCAAACAGAGTTTCCTGAACTACAAGTAACTAACTCTTTATTATTTGCAATTAATAAGCCGTTACGGACATTATACATCAACACCATGTCAGAGGACATTTGCTGAGAATTATACAACTCAATAGCTTTCTTTGTTACAACGGTAGCATTGTCAGCACCTGTTCCGTCAATAAAAACCCTATTTAAACCACCCATACCAAATCCAAGTTGATTATGCGCTCCTACCTTTATTGCAATTTCAAAGCCCTTTAATCCTAAATCTTCAATAAATACATTAGATAGTGCTTTCAATCCACTATCAACTCCTACACTATCAATTTCATTGGCAACCAAACCTTTCATTCCTGCTGACATTGCAACTATTCTTGTTCCACCATTTAGTGTGAAATTTAAGTCGGGACAATTAGCATTAAAATTAAATTTAGGAGCAACACCTTTAATAGACACACCGTCTTTTAATCTTATAGATGAATTAATCGTATAATTTCCAGTAGAAAGCCTAACAATTCCACCATCAGATGCGTGTAGTGCGTCAATTGTTCTTTGTATTTGAATTTGATTATCGCCTGAAATTGCAGGTAGATAAATTTCATTTGAGTTTCTTTTAAAGTATTCACTACCTAATTGAAAATAAATAATATTATCTACTATAGGAGTTCCTGTAACTTTAGATAGCGTGAGTTCTTCTCCTGTATATTGATCTAAAATTCCATAAAGAACATCTCCTTTTCTTTGGGCTAAAGAAAGAGATTGGTCTGATTTTATCCACTGATAAAGATATGGAAATTCAATTAAATCAACTATACTCTTAACGCTAAAATTCTTAGTCTGTTTTTGAGTTTCAACATCAGTCCCTATTAATAGATCCTCAATAGTTGCTTCTGATACTTCTGGATATGCACTAATCTTAGTCATTTATTTCTCCTGTTTGTAGGTTTATATTTACCTTACCATACTTATCAAGTAATAAGGCCTCTAGTTCTTTATATTCTTTAGACAAATTATCTAAATCAATAAATAATTTTTGCTTTAATAGTTCAGCATCAGCAATATTTAATTTTGTTTCATTAAATTTCTGGTGCAATACTTTCAAGATTTCTAATTCTTCTGTAGTTACTGTTTTCATTTTGCAAAGATAATGATTATTTTTAATCTATTATTATCCTATATACGTCCATCCTGTGGACTTGTTAATATATAAACCTTCTATTGTATCTGTGCAATAAACCATTAATCCTATTGCAGGTGTAGCTATTGCTAAACGTTGTGCGTTTGTCATTCTTGGAGGAAGGAAACCTTGAGTTGTTGAATTAATTTGCACTTTTGCTGATGCCACAAGTGTATTCGTTCCAATACCTAATCTATTATTAATATCATCCCAAAAGAAGTTTGCATTATCTTGAGCTATTGTTGTGCCATTTGAAAATAAAACAGAACCTGAAGTTAATGTTGGTAATGTAAATTTTCCATTAAACGTGCTCCAATTTACCGAACTTAGATATCCATTTACAGTAGAGCTAGCAGGAGGTAATAGGTTAATTACAGAAGAGTGTTCCCATAAACTTGATGTGTCATTCCAATATAATATTTCATTATTCAGAGCTGCCACATCCTCAACATCTGCCAAGTCTCTTAAATAAATATTTGGTAATACTGCTACAGGAATAGCTGCCGTACTTCTAACTGGGGTAATTCCTCCAAATTGAAAATCAAATGAAGGGTCGGAGCCTACTGGAGACGTAACTATTCTACTAGCATAATATTTTATAACTACTCTATCGGTATCTAAAAAAATACCATCGTTCCATAATGCTGTTGCGCTAAATTGAGCGTATCCACCATTTAATACAGGTAATGTTACATTTGATTGAGTTATAAAAGTCTCAACTCCTAACGCATCTCGTTTATAAATTCTGAAATAAAATTCTGCTTGACCAGTTCCGCTAATTCTACGAATATTTCCAATTGTAGTAATGTCAAATAGTCCTGGGTTTCCAGATATAATATTATTATCAGTTATTAAAGAACCTACAAGCATATTTTGAGTAGTAATGACTCCAGTAGGAACGTTTACCGCTACAGTATCGTATCTTGCATCCGTTACATTTCTAACCAAAACATTATATCCCAAAATACCAGCTGCTGGTGAGGTAGTTGCGAACAGCTCTAATGTAGAAGGTAAGTCTGCTGATGTTAAATAAATATTATTATCTACCGAACCATCTGCCTTTAAAAATTGCGTACTAACACCTCCGTCTTTTATTAAGTGAGCAGCAGTAATGTCAAACAACCCCAAATCAGTATCATCGGTAGCTCCAGTATATGGTACAAAACCTGTGACACTTGGAATGGTAGGTTTATTTAATATCTCAGCAACTCCAGTGGTAGCATCCCAGTCAGAATTTACTTGAGGAGTTACGTCCTCAGATGTTATAAAAGGATGTACTCCATCCTCACCATCGTTTATTAAGTCAGATGTCTTTGTTGGAATATCTCCACCTGGAATATCTATTAAAGACACTAGGTAGTCCTTATTTTCAACTATAGATCCATTACCAGTAGTATAAGAAACTACCACATCAAAGAAGTCAGGTTCGTCTATATTCTCTACAAGACTAACCACCTTATAAAGTCCAAATATATTTATATCGTCAGCCTTGTAAATCAATACATTACTTCCAATTAAGAAGTTAAGGTACTGGGTAACATCATTACCTTTAAGCGTGTACTTACTAAGTATAAACGAAGATATGCTAGAAAGACTGTATGGCGTTCCTACCTGCGGATTAAATGTTATGGTACCTGGCAATCTAGTATCACCAACCTCAAGTATATCGTACTTGTAACGTATAGGAGTCCCAATATCTATTACCTGGTTCTCGTTAAAATAAACAGCTAACTTTGTTGGAGTAAAATTCTTTGTTGTGTACTGAGTCTGCGCATCTGATCCAATCCACTTGTCTGAACCAGTAACCTTGTCGTCAATAACGTATCTGCTTATTTGTGTCATAATTATTTGCCTTGACCTACATTTTTCTTAATATAATTTTTAGAAGTTTTTAATTTTGAAGACTTAGATTTAGAATGTATCCCTGGTCTACTAATATTATTACTCGTCTTCTTAACCCCCTCTGTCTGCTTTGCCATTATTTTAATTTATATAGTATAAACAATAATATAAGTAACCATAACCACCATAACTGTGTAATTAACGATGTCTTACGTTCAATAATTTTTATATCCTTTACGACCTCTGTTTTTTCAACAGTCTTTTTTGTGCCTGTATCAGACACTGTTTTATCTAATACGATACTTGTATTAACTTTTCTTTTTTTATGCTTAATTTTGACGTTTAAATAGCTCTTACCGTCTATTACCATCGGTTTGATGCTGTCGATTGGCTCGATACAAATTTCATCAGTGCTATCTATAACCTTTACAGATACATTCTCCTTAACCTGAATATTATTTTGTATAACCTCAACCTTGTCCTGCTTAGTCTCCTCTGTAGATTTATTTACCCTTCTTGTACCACAGGAAGTTAGTAGTAGTAATAATATTAGTAAGTATCTCATTTTATGTATAGTATTTGTTTTCTATTCTTCTCCTTAGATACATAGGATACATGAACCCATGCTGGATTCTTATTTGTTCCATACTCCCAAATTAACTGATCAAAATCTAACTTATCTTTTATATATTCAAATATCATTTTATTAGAAATATCTCCAGTTGCCTGTATGTCAATAGCTTGACCTTTAACGTGTTGAGATGTTTTAGATCCTCCAACAGAATTATTTAAAAGCAAACTTCTGTAGAAACTAGACACCCTGAGTGGTATATCAAAATACTCTCTTAAAACATCAAAAACTTGTGTAGCAACTAGTTGCATATTTATAAGTTCCTTTTCTCCTGGGGTATTTACTATTCCCTTACGTATAGCGGTCTGGCTTGTAGTGGCCTCTAAATAGGTTATATATTTTGATATATTTTTCATTTGAATGCTTTAAATAATAAGGTAATTAATGCGCCAAAGAGTATCACAAAAGCAACTTTGAACTGATTTACATATACAGAAATTTCATTCTTGAATGTTTCCAAATTTTCAACCCTGTCATCAATTTCCTTTACTTGGGAAACCATTCCTTTGAAGTTGTTAAATTCACTTCCCAAAAGGGCTTGTTTAATTTCTTTTATATCTCTGCTTAATTGCTCTAAATTATCCATTATTTTCTTAATCTTTCAACTATGTTTGTAATTCCCTCTATTCCTATATATGCAGTTGCAATAACAACCCAATCAGAAGAAGTCAATTGACCGCTAAATAAACCACCACAAGCTATTAAAAAAACTAATAACTTGCGTGAAATCCATTTACTTAATATTATATCAAATTGTTCTTTGCTCATTTTAAAAAATGTAAAACGATTGAGGGAATCATTGTTGCTAATAAATCTTTATAATCAAATCCTTTATATACTATTTGGTCTTTAATTTCTTTGCCTAAAGCGAATAAAAACACAATTCCAATACTATACAAGTCATTTAAAAAATAGTTGCTTAAAACGTATATAAAGAAACCATAAATGAAATGATTT